GAAGATAGAATTAGAAATAGCAGCAGGTGTTTTAAATGAGAACTTCTCTGTAGACACAGAAGACCCAGCTGATGAAGACATAAATTATTTAATGGAAAATATAGAGCTTACCTTAAGGTCTAACCCTACACTTAATTCAAAAGTACTTTGGCAAATATCAAAAGATGTAAAATATTATACAGCAAACTTAGACGAGCAGACTCATCTAAGAGCTGGAATTTTAACACTGGAAGGAACGGTTTTTTACTGATGGATGCGAACCATATTCTAATGCAATCTCAAGCAGCTTATAAACAATGGTGTGTTCAATGGAGAGAACACGCTCTTAATCATTCATCATATGATATGAAGCCAATGAGGGATTTTGAAAACCTAGGTGTAGGAAGAGCTGTGCTTTGTGTAGCTAACGGCTACTCGTTTGAAGAGGGTATTGATACAATTAAAAAGTACCAACACAATGTTGATATACTTGCATGCGATAAAACCTTTGGTCATTTAGTGTCTCATGGAATAAAGCCAAAATATTTAATGGTGTGTGACGCTAATGTTAATTACGAAAAGTTTTTAGAACCATATTTAGAACATACAAGTGACACTATTTTATTTGCTAATGTTTGCAGTAATCCAAAATGGTCTAAAGCTAATTGGAAAGATAAGTACTTCTTTGTTAATAAAGATATTTTAAAAAGCGAGTTAGAGTTCTCTAAGCTTTCTGGTTGCAATAATTTTATCCCAGCAGGAACTAATGTTTCAAACGCTATGGTTGTTCTTTTAACCCAAAGCGATAATGATGGCAGAAAGAACTTTTTTGGGTATGATAAAATATTATTAATTGGATACGATTACTGTTGGAGACATGGGAAAAAATATTATGCTTTTGATGAAGATGGAAACCTTAAAACCAATTATATGTGTCATAGCTATATTACTATTCACTCTGGTTCTTTTGGCTATACTTCTGGCAATCTCGCTTTTTCAGCAGAGTGGTTAGCCGAGTATGCAAAAGCATTTAAGCTTCCATTAATTCAATGTACTAAAGAAACAATCACCTCAAATATTCAATTTGGTGATTTGGAAAAACAGCTTCAGTATAGTTATAAGGTAGAAGATCAAGAAAACGTAAGAGATTATGTAAGTCAACTTAGAGAGTTAATGTCTAAGAAATTTGAGTTAGAAACAAAATTGGCAACTATAGGAAAAGATCATTGGTATTCACATGTTGCAACATGCTAAATAGGAGAAAAAAATGAGTGTTGGTCAAGGAGCTACAACAGGGGATTTAAGTTATATTGCTGTAGGTCGTGAAGTAACTTATGGAGCAGCTGTAACATGTACAGCAGGTATTAACTTCTTATCAGCATCATTAGCAGCCAAAAAAGAAGTTAAAATACTAGAAGAAATTCAAACATCTCGCACTAATTCAAACTATATTAGTCTTGGTAAAACAATAGAAGGAGAGATTGAATGTTATTATTCTCCTGTAAGTTTATCTTGTAATTATTTAATGCAAAACGCATTTGGCGGTGGACCTGTTTCATCAGCCACAGCCACAGGTGAGACAGCTGGAGGACTTGGTTTTACCCACGTTGTGAGTATTGCTAATTTTGACACAACATATTCATCTCTTTGCATTAACATGAGAAAAGGTGACGCATCAGGTGGTAAGGTATTTGAATACTCAGGAATTAGAGTAGATGAATTTTCATTATCTGCTGAAATGGATGAGGCTCTAAAAGCTACATATTCATTTATAGCAAAAGATGTAACATCAACATCTAACGATGTATCAGCAGCTCTTAGCACTTTGAGTCAAAAACCACTAAGCTTTGTAAGTGGTAGATTCTCAGTAGAAAATTCGCCTGCAAGTCTTACATCTTCAAGCTACTGGAACGTTCAAAAGATAGAGTTTAAACTTTCTAATAATCTTAATTCTGATGCTCGTCGTATAGGATCTGATACTATTCAAGTGTTGCCTGCAGGTCTTGCTCAATTTGAACTCACAGCTGGTATGCGCTTTGATACAACGACAGCTTTCCAAGCAATGATGTCAGCAACAAGACTCTCTGCCGAGTTTGAATTTTTAGGTGAGACTATGACAGGTTCTGCTATTAGAGAAGGTATTAAAATTATCTTACCTTATGTTGTTATATCTGATGCAGGAGATCCTGAGGTAGGTGGTCCTAATGATGTTCTTATGAGTGATGTATCTTTTAAAGTATTAAGAGATCCAACATCTGCTGGATATGCAGTTAAATCTTATGTAACTAATTTAACAGCGACTTATGCATAATGTTTGGCTCTATTTTTGGAAAAAAATTAAAAGATGTTTTGAACAAAACTAAGAGTGTTAGGGTTCATGGAGTTTTTTTTGTAATTAGAAAAGTTAACATCTTAGATTATTTAGATGGGTCTAAAGTATTACAAAAGCAATTTGACATTTATCAAACAGCAACGAATCAAATAAGTGAAGCTAGTGAGAAGAAGATAAAGGAGCATATGTCTCATGTCTTAGTGTCAGGTGTTGTTTCTCCTAAGTTATCATTTAAACAAGAACAGGATGTCATATTTGTTGATAACTTATTTACTGATTGGAGTTTAGCTGTAGATTTGTATAATGAGATAGTTGCTTTTACTTATGGTAAAAAAAAAGTGAAATCAAGTATTTTGCAAAAGACAAACTCTTAGAGCTTGATCATTTAGCAAAAAGATATGGAGTAAGACCTAGCAACTTTTTAGAAGCTGATGCTAAGATGTTTCAATTCGATTTGCTTGTAGCATCAGTCGGAATAGAAGCTGAAATTAAGGCTCAAAGGAAGGCATTAAGTGGCAAAAGGCGAAGCTAATTTACTAGTCAAAATTCAAACAGCAGGTGAACAAGCTTTAGAGTCAGTTAAGTCCAAACTTGCAGCTATAGGAGCTATTGGAGTTGCTGCATTTGCAGCATTAAGTGCTGTTATAGTTAAAGCTATCGGAGAGGCTCATGAACAAGAGAGAGCCACGAATGAGCTAACTCAAGCAATGATAAATAATGGCATATACTCTGCTAACCTTGCCAAAGAATATAAGAATCAAGCCGACGCAATCGCTGAATTAACTTTATTTAAAGGTGAGGACGTAACAGCAGCACAGGCCTCATTGCAGTCATACTTAGGTCAAACTAAAGTAACTAAAGAGCTTACAATGGCGGTTGCCGACCTTGCTACAAGAAAGAAGATGGATCTTGTATCAGCTGCTGAGATGGTTGGTAAATCTATTGGTACTGAAACAAATATGCTTGGTCGCCAAGGTATAGAAATAGATACAACAGCTAGCAAAACTCAAAAAATGTCCCAAGCAATAGCAGGTTTAAATAACCTAATGGGCGGACAAGCAATTGCTGCCACTGATGGTTTAGGAGCTATACAGAAGCTAAAAAATGTAATGGACGACGCCTTTCAAGCTATAGGAGAAAGACTTGCTCCATCTGTAGTTATTTTAATTAACCACCTAATAACAATGGTTAAAGGTTTTACTCAAAGCAATACGATTATGTCTATGTTTGTTACGGTATTAAATACTGTAATTCAAACAGGAGCAATTTTAAGCGGTGTTATAGGCGCTCTTGGATCTTTAATAGGAACATCTTTTGCTACGTCTCTAAGCACTATATCAAGCATTCTAGACGGAAATTTTAAACAAGCTTTCGCTACAGCAAAGGGCGGCGTTATTGATATGGGCAAAACAATTGTTGACTCATATACAACAACTACAAACTTGCTTGACTCATTAAGCAAATCCCAAACTGCATCTCAACAAGCTGAGCTTTTAAAACAAGAAGAAAATGTAAAAGCAAGCAACTTAAGAAAAAATGATGCTGCTAGAAAAACAGAAGATGAAGACTTTAATGCTAAAATACAAAGGACTATAGAGCGACAAGATTACATGACATCTTTAGTTGGAGCAAATCAAGAGCAGATTATTCAAGCCGAGATAGCTCATCATGAGAAATTGCTTAACATAGCAACATCAGCAGGTGAGAAAAGAAAAGAATACGAAATAATATTAAATCAAAAAAGATTATTAAACGCACAAGCTCATAAAAAAGCTGAAGAAGCTTTAGAGATGGCTAGTGCAAACGCTAAGGTTAACATAGTTCAATCTACAGCTGGGCTAATTACAGCAGCAACTGCAGATGGATCTAAAGCCGCCTTCGTTGCTCAAAAAGCAGCAGCCCTGGCATCAGCTTATGTGTCAATGAACCAAGCCGCCGTAGCAGCTTTAGCTACACCTCCTGCCCCTAACTTTGGACTTCAAACAATGGCATATGTAGCAGGTGGATTAAACATAGCAGCTATTGCAGCTACTGCGATTAAAGGATTAGAAACTGGAGGTATTGTCCCTGCTACTCCTGGTGGACAGACCTATAGACTCGGAGAAGGCGGACAGTCTGAAGCTGTTATCCCACTTGATAAAATGAGTGGTATGGGTGGAGGAGTAACGATTAATGTTTATGGTGGTATGCTTGGCGATCAATCAACAGCTAGAGAGTTTGCAATCGCTGTAGACAGACAACTTTTAGAGTTAAGACGAAACAACGAAAGTGTCGCATTTGATGGGAGAGTTGTTTAATGGAATTTATTAAAGCTAACTTCTTAAATACGACAACTCAAATCTCTGTAACATCTAATACGATTACAGCAGTTAATCTTTTTGTTCGTGATCAATTTTCTCAGTATTATAGCACAGGAGATAACAGTGACCTTACAACAACAACGATTACTATTAGCTTTCCCGAAACTACTCTTGTCTCAAGAATTGCTATTGTTGATACAAACGTTAAATCTTTCGATATTTATTATAACGGAGCCACAGCGAATACTTTTCCACTAACGACTACAGGCTCTACGATAGCTAGCTCGTTTACTAATAACTCAAGTTCTAATATTTATTTAAGAGCTAACACCACTGCTGTATCTTCTATAACACTAGATTTAAAAACAACTCAAACGCCTAACCAAGATAAGATACTAGGGCTTTTAGTCGTATCAGATCTTTATTACGCGATGCCAAGACTTCCATCTTCTAATGAATATAAACCATCTATAATACCTAAACAAATAGTACATACTCTTTCAGACGGTGGAACAAGGGTTCATAACATACGTAATAAATGGACTACTACTATAGGGCTTGACTACATAACAACAGAGCATAGAGACGCTTTAAAATCTATATGGGATCTTGGAAGTGAATTTAACTTTTGTCCGTTTGGAACAACAACTTCTTGGGACGGAATAATCATAGAATCTGTTTGGGTAGGACCATTTGATTTTTATAAGTACTCAGATAATGCAGCAGTTTCAGGATGGAGTGGAGATATCAAGCTAAAGGAAACACCAACTTGAGTATAGCATCAGTTATTAAACAACCAGTAGCTACAGTTTTCAGACGTGCTTATATTAAAAGAAGAAGCACTTCTACAGGACTGTTTGAATCAGATTGGGTTGAGATAACAAGTGATGTAAAATCATGGGGCAAGGTATCATCTCAGATAGATTCAGTAAGACTTTATACATTTACATTTGGCAATATGAAGATGGTTATGCATAACGATGACGGTCGTTATAATCCAGAAGATGAAGAATCATCTCTTTGGTACGGGTATTTAAATCAACAAAGAACTCTAGTAAAAATAGAAGCAGGCTTTGTAAATAGAACTCAAATAGATGGCATATGGTATGAAGGAGAATATCCATCTCAAGTTTATTGGGACCAAGCATTATGGGATTTTGAAACAAGCTTATGGGACCAAGATATAACACCAATAGTTTTTACAGGTGTAGTGTCAGGTGATATTTCTTTAATGGATACAAACGAAGTGTCTTTAAACATCAAACCACTTACATCAATATTTCAAGACTACCCTGCAAGAAACTTAACCGGATGGACATCTACAGGTTTTACAGCTAGTAATTTTATTAATCTTTTAAGAGACCAAACAGATGGCTCTAGTGGTTTTGTGTTTAGAAACTTCTTTAATAACACAACTACGTACTGGGACATATCAGCTACATCTGTTGTTTACTCTAATCTAAACACATCAACCGCTAAGGATGTGATAGACTCTACTGTATGGGATATAATCGAGAAACTATCTGAAGCTGAAAACTATGTTCCATACGTAACAAGAGATGGGATATTTAAATTTGTATCTAGAGAAGCTAACACTGTAGGAGTGTCTTATGAGTTCCATGGTGCTGGTAGCCCTGATTCTTATTATGGCTCTACTGTTACTAAATTAAATTCAGCAGGAAGAAAGATCTCTAAGTACTATTCAAGAGTACAAGTTAAGTGGAAAGAAGAAGACACATCTACAAGTTATGAAGTTGTAGAGTCTCAGTTTTTAGTATCAGGAAATTCTAATCCCTGGGTCTTAGGAACTAGAACATTAGAAATAACAAATCTATTTATACCAACGGCTGCAGTTGCTAACAGTTTAGCGACGGCTATATTTAATGATTATTCAGCATTAAAAAAAGAGATAGATTTCTCAACTACTTTTGTACCTCATTTAGACTTACTAGATAGATTTGCTTTTTATTATGACCCAACAGTCTATACAGCTAATTCACTTTGGGATGAATACAACTGGGCTTTTGATTCAACAGACACAACAAGTGATCTTATATTTGATTATTCTAAGGGCGATGCCATAAACTTTTCAGGACAAGAATTTAAGTTCTTATCATTTGAAATAGACCTAGATAATCTAAGTAATAGATTCATAGCAAGAGAGGTTTAAATTGCCAGCAACTTCTACAATTACGAGCTTTTATAACTTTTCAGCTATGACGATTATTAAAAGCTCAGAGATGAATACTAACTTCT